TGCTGTATATGAACGAGTTGTATACGGAGCACCTCTAGGTATATCGAACGGTAAACGTTGTAGACCTCCCGGTGAACAGTATGACTTATTAAGGGAGTGTATTAGGATTGCTAAAATGCGGGCGCCTGCGGCGCCTAGTCTCAGTGAGGGCAAGGTATACATAAGCAGACGAGCTCATGCAAATCCTCTTAACAACCGTAAACACATAGTTGGAGAAGACAATACTATTAAACGTGGATTGACTAATGAGGATGCAGTTGTGGAAATACTCACACAGTTGGGTTATGATGAGATATTTGGAGAGAACCTAACACTAGCAGAAAAGATTGTAGTGTTTAATACAATGCGTAAGTATATTAGTACTGCTGGTGCAGGTGTTGCTAATATACTATGGACTATGCCTAACCGATGTAGTGTAGGTGGTATACATACTCCGGGCTTTCCTTTTCCTAGCAACAACCATGCGACTCATATATGTACAGGTCCCGAAGTACCGGCTACAATAGATTGTTATAAAGGTAAAGTCTTATTTGAAGATCCCGCGGCAGGTGCTAAGAACTACAATAGCCCATGGTATATAAACAACTTGGCTGCATTTCGCGAATGGGCTGAACGTATCTAATAAGTGTAGTGTGTTCCAAATTCTGTGTCATACACTTCTGGTTTACCATGAAATACTGCTACACAACATGTGTTGGGTACGACCCAATTAGTATCTGGTTGTAAGTAATCGCTAGGGAATTCTAAGTCAGGTCCTCCACGTCTAGTTCCTCCATGCACAATTTCCCATTTATAACTCATACACCAATCATGAGGCCACCATAGTTTACCTGGTCTTGTTTTAAACCAATCTGTTAAGTAGTCTTGGTCTCCTCTAAACTTACGTAGTATACTATCACGTTCTTGTTCAAAGCGTGTGTGTAATTCTCTGTAGTGTTGAGGATTAAATCTCATCACACTGCTGTTGCTTACAGGATATTCTGGTATAAACTGGCGATTAAAGTCTTGACATATAATAAAATTGTTTGTCTCGTATGTCCAAAAGTGTGCAATGTCTTTAAGTATTATAGTATCTAAATCTAAGTATAGTACATCACTACTCCAATCTATACTATCGCTAAACATAAAAACTTTATACCACCACAATTGTCTGCCCGTAAGCATCCATTTAGGTAATTCAATTGCTCTAGTATCGTGTAGACCTAAACCCATTATAGTGGCTGGATTATCAGTAAGCACAGTAAGCCTAGTAGGAATACTACAGTGTGTGTCTAATTGTAGTCTCTTTTGTTCTACATGCTTAGGTGTAAACTTATCACCAGCATATACTATACAAACATCTTTCATTTAGAATCCGTATTGTTTCAAATGTTCCCATGCATCACCATCTCGTATTTCAGCACGACTCCATTGTGTGTAACCTAAGTTGGCTAACCACGAATCTCTTTTTATACCATGTACTAAACTTATGTCATGCATCTGACTAGGGTCTAAACATGCAGGTGATGCCATACTACGTATATCCCAACATACTGTAGGTTTACCCTGTAACACACACTGCGTAAGAACATTACTATTATAACTTACAACAAATCTAGCACCGTCTATATCTTGTTGTAATCCTGGTCCTCCTTCGGAGAACGTACGGTCCTCCCAAGTTTTACTTATAGTAACGAGACCAAACATTTCTGTTACCTTTTTGTAACTTGCTTCTTTGGTCCTAAGGTGTGGTCTAATTACTATTGGCATTTTAGGATAGAGATTACGTATTTGATTAATTACTAATAGTAGCCAGTTTCTGTACTTACCATGTGTTTCATGCATAGGTATAAGTGTACTATCATTTACTTTTTGTAAACATATTAAAGCATAGTCATTTCTTACTATTTTACTATTCCATGGAAGGACTTTAATATTTTGTTTTGCTTTTATTTTATTCCACCTGTCTGGTGGACAGCCATTATTATAAAAGTATCCCTGTCTTAAAAAATGAAACCATCCCAACGTAAAGTACCAATCGTCCGGATCACCTTTGTAACTATTTTCTCTAAAACAACTTAGTTCTAATACTAGATAAGGTTTACCTGTATTCTTAATATAATTATATGTCTCATCTGTTTCATTATCAGGCTTATCAACATTTACTTGTAAATAGTAATCTGTCTTATATTCGTCCCTATCTTCAAAGTCAATTATTTCCCAACCAGGTAATTTAAATTCTAGAGGAAATGCTTCTGTAATTTGGTGCTTGAATGCAATCATTGTACATTTTATTTTACCAAAAGGAGTTAATTCTTTTGCGGCTACACGTTTAATTGTACGCCATTTACGGGCTAGTTTTTCGTCTTTAGGCTTGTCCACTAATTATTCTCCTGTATCATCTTCCAAGCACTTCCGTCTTCTATTTCTCTTCTTTTATATTGATTATTTGCAAGCCAGTATAGTAGAGGTTGTCTATTGACAGGTTCGATATTAAATTCTTCTGGTACAATTTGATCTTTATATAAATCTATATCGTAACTAACTCTAACACAACAACTATTTTCACTTGTAATTACAGGTATACCTTTAAGTGTTGCTTCTAATGCAACCATACTGTTATATGCTATTACGCATTGTGCGTCTTGTAGTGCTTGTTCTAAAGGTTGATCACTAGCACTGCTTTCATATGTTTTAAGTTCTAGTAAGTTTCCATCTCCATCGACTACAGGTTCATTAGGCTTACGCCTTACAACAATACGATAGTGTTCATCTTCAGGCAAGTAGTCTTTCAATTTAGTAATTATTTCATCTAACCAATCATCTGGACCTTGATCCATAAACCAACTTACTGCTCCTGTAGGAGGAAGTATTAGAATATTTTGTCCTCGTTGGCTATTTTTCCTCCACACATTGCATTGATAGCCATAGTTTTTATGAAATCCATTCCAACGATCTTTTGGCACGTCACGTAATGTGACACAGGTGTGACTATTTTTGCTTATACGCATCCAACCTTTCCCTCCATATCCTGGACTAAAATATGCATGATCCATATAATAATAATCTATACCTTTTTGTTTTGCTTGTTTAAGCATTTTACCTGTACCACGTAATATTCCAAGAGTTGCTACTGCATCTACTCCAGGTTCTAAGTTAGGCGGAAACCCGTTACTATTATAACTTTCTATTGTCATGTGCTTCACTTGCCATGGACCATTGTGACTATTATTGTATCTAATTACACCTCTAGCAAAAGCAATAGTGATGTTAGTTGTTATTTTCCTACTTGTATCATATACATAAAGTTTAGGCATTGAGTATCTCCTCTGCTAATCCTGATTCTATTTCACTATGTGTAAATTGACTATATGCTAGATTATAAAACCATTGCATACGATCTACACGTTTAGGATTATTAATTGATTCTATGTGCCAACCACTTACATCACTTGCAAAACTATCTTTATGGCATATAGTTGGTATGCCTAATAGTTGTGCCTCTAATGCACATAAACTTATACAAGTTACCACGCAATGTGTATCTTGTGCTTGTTGAGCAAACGGAATCTCCGCTACACTAGGACCACTAGTACCATTTGCTCTCGGCTTATTTCTTATCTCATAAGGTCTATCAGTATAAAATTCTAATTCTTTAATTATAAAGTCTAACCATCCTTGTACACTTAAACCTGTAACGTATCTTGTCATTGTTTCACTACTTGGACATACAAGTATCTTTGTACCTGTCCCGTATTCTTTTGGTACAACGTTCCATTTTTCAAACCTATCGCTAGGATAATCTTTAGTATGTTGATAGTGTATATGATCTTTACCAACACGCCAATAAAAATCTTCTTGTATATCTTTGTGCCATCTTCCGTAGTATGGCATATCCCAGAAGTACCATGGTCTTTTAGTTGATTTACAAACTTTGATGTTTGTTTCATTACTTCCTATTAATCCCCAAAAGTGATCTTCAGTACCTTTCCAACCTAATGCTAGGCTATCCATTACCCAATTACATTTACTATCTGGTTTTGTTGGATGTCTATGTAACATTTAAATACTCACGCACACGTTCTAAATCTTCAGGAGTATCTATAGCAAAAGAACTTCCACTAAGTTCTATCATACGTACATCATATCCCATCTCAATATATCTTAATATTTCTATGTCTTCTATTTGTTCTAGAGGTGTTTTTACAGTTTGTTCTGCAAAAGCACATAAACTATCTAAAGGAAATGCATATATACATATTTGTTTCCAAGCAGATTTAAATTCTAGTTGCTTAGTTATTGGTATAGCACCTCTACTCATGTAAAGTAATTTGCCGTCCGGTGCAGTTACTACTTTAGGTATACTTGGATTATTAAATTCTTCTTGTGTGTCTATACTCGCCATACCATTTATAATCTCACCGGGGTATTGTTTAGCAGCATCTATAATCTTAATTATATCACTAGGATTAATTACAGGCTCGTCTCCTTGTACATTTATCACAACATCACAATTTAAACGTTGACTTGCTTCTGCTAGTCTATCTGTGCCTGTAAGACAACTACTGCTAGTCATAATTACATCAGCGCCAAACATTTCACAATGATCTTTTATTAAACAATCGTCAGTTGCAACGTATATATCTTTTGCAGGTAATGCTTGTAGACATCTTTCATATGTACGTTGTATCATACTTTTACCTTGTATGTCCTTTAATGGCTTACCAGGAAGACGTGATGATTCGTAACGTGCAGGTATAACAATTACAGGCTTCATTCTTCTTCGCTTCCATCAAATCTAAACATTCTTATATTGTCCTTTGGATGTTTCTTTTTAATTTTGCTTAACCCATCTCCATTTGTAGATATAAAAGTTTCATCTACAAATCTTAATGCACCCATAACTTTTTCTATATCACTACTAGCACACAGAGCAATTAGTTTATCACACTTCTTACGTGCATTACTTATATGCTCAATGTATGCTCCTTCTAAAGGCCAAAACTTTTCTTCTAATACACCTATTGACCTAGCCCTCACTATTCCTTGCACAACATTTTCTAATCTATCTGTTGGGATATCTTTATCCCTAGGACTTATTGGTCTAAATCCTCTACTTAATTGTATAACACTTACTCCTTGTTCTGCTAACATTTCAATTAACAACAATAACCTATTACGTATATTACCTCTTAGAGTAGGTGCGGCATTATGGTTATCCCAAGTGTTGCCTTCGTAGAAGTGTGATTTTGCACTAGTATAATCACAATCCATACCAAGCACATATATTTGTTTGAATCCTAGCAGATAGCAAATTATTACCATGTCTAGTGTAACACTACCAGTTTTGCCAATACCATCTTCAAAAGTTTTAGGAAGATTACCTCCCTTAATATCGTGTGCTAGAGAAGTTGCTTTTCTTTTTGGAAACATATAATACTTGTCACGTACACTTGCATGTTCTTTGAATTCATGTGATTGTACAACAAGGTCACTATAGAACTTTGGTATAGCATCTAATCCATACTCTTTCATTTCATCTATGTGTTCAATCCAACTTTGTAGCCCTGCGTACATTATACCGTTACATTTATGTATTAGTCCCATCTCAAGTGCTTTCCACGATTTGTTTACTAGGTAAACTATTTTACCATTAAGCAAATGAAGTGGTTCATCAATTATACTAGGACTGCTACCTAGTATAAAAGCAGTTTTTTGTGGGTGGAGTTTAAAATCTTTCCATTGTAATTGTGTTGGCATTAGTAAGTTGCACTCTTATGATCTGCCTGTCTTAAATCTATATTATCTTTACTGTACTCACTTTTAAGTTCATCAACAATATCGTTTACGTAACGTCCTTGAAAAGGAATTTGGAAAGGTGCATCTTTAGTTTTAGTGTATGCAGTCACTATACTAACGTTTTGTGATGCGCCATCTCTATCATGTAATTCATCGTATGCTTTCTCAAGTTGACTTAATGGCTTACGTGGCTTCTTCTGTTCGTAATGTGTCCAACTATCTATGTCTGTAGGACAATCTGTATACTTGCCTGTGTTTTGAGCAAGCCACATAAAACGCCATGTATATCCATTAGCCGCGGCTATGTCTCTAAACAAGCCAGGATGAAAACTGTAGAAGCAGTGATTGAACCATGGAGCAAAAGGTAATACGTTTATCATAGTACCGCCCACTTTGCATAGATTATGCATGTTTTCAAATACAGTGCGTTGATCAAATATATGTTCGCCGGTACCATTATTTGTAACATAATCAAATTGTGTTGTGTAGTTGTACTTGTCCTTTAGTATAAAGTTTAAATCCATTGCTATACTTCGTAGTTCGGTGTTAATATCTATTGCAAGATAATCACTAAAGCCTAAGTCCTCAAAGTATTCCCATACATACTGTGTTGGTTTACGTAGTGTATGTCCACTTACTTGTTCGCATTTGTTTATCCAATCTTCGCTATAACGAAAACGTTGATTGCCCCATTCTACTACAGTTGCTCCTTTATTAAATGATTCTTGCTTTACCAGTGTTGCAGTTGCAAGTTGCATTATGTTATTAAACGCCATATTACGCCTCTTTTAAAAAATGATAGTACTCACGTTTACCACTTGGTCTTGCTTCACCATGATCTATTTGTGTAAACTTTTTATTAAATGCTTCGACCATCCAATTTGTATGTTCAATGTTGTTAGGTCTGTTTTCTAACTTTTGTGTTTCGTGTACAACAATACCACCCGGAGCAACTAGGTCATAATACTTGTCAACAATTTCTTGTTCATTAAGTCCGCCAAAGTCACGTAACTGTATGCTTACTGCAAGGCTTAATAGTATATCGTATTGCTTTGTATTATTTTCACAGAAGTCGTTAAACGTGCTTACTGCCCATTTAACATTTATTGCTTTGGCTTCGGGTAGTTCTACATGAGGTTCAACACCTGTTGCACTTGCTACCATAGGAGCAATTAACTGTGTAATATATCCATCATTACAACCTATATCTACTAGTTTGTGTTCTGACTTACATATCTGATCTAGTTTCATACGTTTTACTCTATCAATTGCATCTTGTGTACCAAAACGTTTTTGATATTTTTTCCATTCATTAACTATCTTATCACTAGGTTTTGTGAATGTTGTCATTGATTTATATACCTCTCTTGGATTACGTTTCTTTAATTTGTCTATCTTATTTTTATCTGGCAATTTTGCTACTAGTTCTGCTTCATAACAAGGCTTAGGGTCTTTAAGAGCATCTATAAGTGTTTGTCTAAAAACATCTGGATTATATAATCCGTATAACTCTTTAAACCTAGCACTCATATTAGATTCTGCTTCACTACCTACAGGGCAAGCCATTTCAAAGTCTATTAAACTTAATTCTCCATCTTCAATGCAAAAGTTACTCAAAGGAAATACATTTTGCTTATTTACTTTTGCTTTGCCATCCATACCTACATGAAAGTATTTTATATTATGTTTTTCTAATATATCTGCAATACGATTTGCTTGATCTAAGTATAGCATCAAATTATGTTCTTGCCAAGTATAATATAAACTTTCACCAGCAGTAGTCATTTTTATACCTAGTATATCACTGTATGTTTCAATTAGTTGTGGAAAATGTAACTCACCTTTTAATCTTGTTAAGCAAGTTGTTTCTCTATCCCAACAGTCTTGATATGTGCCTCTACTAGGTTTAAGTGCTTTGTTCCTTATGTTAAATATTTTTACAACAGATTCGTCTCCAATGAATACACCACTAGTTTTACCTATACTGTATTTCATTAGTTTTTAATTTCTTTTACTTTCCACATCTTACCATTGCCATTAAATTCGCCAATAATATTAATACTACGTCTGCGTTCAGTAGGTTCTATTCTAGGAGTAACACTATGTATACTTCCCATAACATTTAAAAACATACAAAAACTATTTGGTTTGTATGGTACTTCTCTTACAGGTTTATGTACATTTTCTTCTACTTGTCTACCTAAACTTTTGTTTACTTGTTCTATGTTACCTATCTGTTCATGTATTGTAAAGTTACCGCCTTCACTTTTGTCGTTTGCCTTACGCATATACAATAGTCCTGCGTATATTTCTACTGGGTTGTCTACATGCGGTGTGCGACTTGTTCCTGTTTGATCTACAGGTTCGTGTACAACAAATTGACAATCGGTTACATATGATCCACTGTTATCTACATCTCTTACTGTGATGTTATCTGCATTTAGTAAATCTCTATATTGGCTATATAATCTTTCTATACTACCGCCAAACAAACTTATACATGCTTTAAAGTATTCTGGTGATGTATGGTAAGCAAAGAAGTCTTGCCATATAGGAGGTATTGCATTCTCTTGTGCTTCCTTGCATTTGTATCTATATGTTATTCCGCCATCATGTGGACTAGTACTAGTTACTAATTCTTCTGGAAAAGTTTCTTCTAATTCTTTATAAATCTTTTCAGGTAATGCCTCTTCTACACAAACATATGGATATGGGTGGTCATGTACCTCTTTTATATTTTGTATTACACTAAGATTGCTCATAATAGGTTCCTTGTATACTTTTTATTTCTAACATGTTGTAATTTGGATCTTCAACAAAAAACGTTTCCTGTTGTGTGTTTTGTCCTTCGAATCTTATATAAGGATTATCATAAAATCCAATTTTTTCTTCTATACGTGCTTTTACTTTTGCATATATATCCCAAGGTAAATGTACACCAAAGTGTGGTACACATACTGCACCCATATCAACATCATGTCTTTCTCTTGTCTCTGACTTTGTTTCTCTTGGTGTAGTTTGATGTAATGTTAATTCATTACCCCAAAAGTCTATATCTTGCCATTTGCCTTCTTCGTTTGGTCCTAGTTCACAACCTAACACATCTACGTAGAATGGTAATGTTGTTTCTAAATTCCCTCCTTCAATTGCTAAATGAAAGCAATTACTCATGACTTCTCTCCTAATTGTGTCCAGTCATCACCGTATCCAATTATACATATACTATCATATGAGGGATGATACTCGGTAATACTAAACGTCTTTGTCTTTATATTTACAAATATCTGTAATGGTACATGTGCAGGAATATCAGATAAGCCATCATTATCACGTACCTTTGTACTTTGTATTCCTGTGATTATAGGTATTTCGCCTTTGGCACGTATGGCTTCTAATGCTTTATCTTTATTTTCGCACATCACAGGTTTATCATTCCATTCACCTGCTTCTACATTTTTAAATACTCCTAGGCCAAAAATAAACAAATAAACTGCTACTAATATTCCTATAGGTAAATATAATCTCATCACTTGTCCTTCCATTTTGCAACACCATTAGATTTTTGTTGTTGTGCGGCGTCATATTCATGTGGGTTCTTAAGTTTTTCTGCACGTATCTGTTGTTTAGTCACTTGTCTTAAATCTTGCCAGTGTGGATTATCATGATGTTTAAAGCCTCCAACTAAGTCACCTGCTAGGCTTTTGCCTACTTCTTTTCTAAAGCCTTTTAAGTGATCCATATATGCTCCTAGTGGACTATTGATAAAGATGTGTCCACCTTTATCAGGACCACCTAAGTCATTCATTTCAACACCCATGGACTTGAAGTCTTCTATAAGTTCCCCAAATATAAAACTATCGTGATATTCTACATGATTAAAGATATCATCACTTTCATATATCCAACGCCATTGAGACATAAACTCTTGGAACTTAGGATGGTGCCTATTGAACATCATCCATCCACATTCGGGCCAAGTCCTCCGACCTAAATATGTTGCTAGTTGATTTTCGTTTGGTGCTAGACTATGGATAAAGTCTACACTCATAGGAGTATGTGTTCTTACATCACCGTCACACCAAAGAAAGATATCTGTACCACAAGTCTTAGCAAAATGCCAAAGAGCAAATACTTTATTTGCAAATCTACTTGCGTCCCATAAAAAACTTTTCTTACTTTTATCTTTGTTGTATCCATGTGCATGTGGATTATCTTTATGTCGCTCTTGCCATGACTTTAAGTCAGGTAATGTGCTTCTTTGATCTAATACAGTTATGCTTGGATTATTTGTTTCAGGCTCGTGATCCTCTGCATATATAGTAAGAGGCACTTCCTTGGGCCAGCATGTATTATAACCTTCTATAAATGCTTTGCCATATTTTTTGTATCCTGTTTTGTGCCAGGAGGTAAATACTGATAATGTACGCATATAACTATTTATAAGGATTTAATGTATAATGAAAATATCTCACTTTCCAAACAACCTACCTGGTAATGCAAAAGAAGTGTATCCTCAATTAATAGATGCTATAAGCAAAACGGATGAACTAGTAGCAAGTAGCATGGATGCAGATGCTGCCCTAATATGGAGTATACTTTGGTATGGTAAAATGGGCGGTAATAAAAGAGTTTGGGATCATTATAGAGAGCAAGGCAAGCCCGTCATAGTAATAGAAGTTGGAGGACTAATACGTAATGGTACATGGAAATTAGGAATAAATGGAATAAACCGAGATGCAAACTTTGCCGTTGAAGACTATATGCCAAGCGATAGACTAGGTAAATTTGGAATAGTGTTGCAAAGATGGAAAGAAGATGGAGAATATGTTTTAATTTGCGGACAACACGGACATAGCCAACAATGGATTGACATGCCAGATATGGATACATATTATAAAAACACTATTGAAGAAGTTAGAAAGTTTACTGATAAACCTATTGTAGTACGTAGTCATCCTAGATTTAGAGAAGGATTACATTGGGCATGTGACATGGATTGGTACAAAGAACGAGACGTAACGTGGAACATACCTAAACATGTACAACAAACTTATGATAGTTTTGACTTAGAACATATGCTAAAGCATACATATTGCACTATTAGTCATAGTAGCAATGCAGGAATTAGCAGTGTAATAGCAGGAGTTCCAGCAGTAGTAAGTGAAAGTAGTTTAGCATATGAAGTAGGTACAGAAATGAATACATGGTTAAGCAAACCTGATAGAGCAAACTGGCTTAATAAAATGAGTTATATAGAATGGTTCCCAGATGAAATCGGAACACAATGGATCAGATTACGTGAACATATTTGAAAAAGAAATAAGTGATTATTATAATCAACCTTATGAGGATATGTACTATGATTTACTTGCAATTAAAAAAGATAAGTACAATAATAACGATAAGATAATAATTACTGCATATAATGATACAGATGAACATATCTGGAAACATTTTTTTAAAATAGTAAAATTTTTAGATATCCCAACTTTTTTTATACACATAAAAACTGATAATGAGAAATTGAAATCTTACATACAAGTATTTTTAGATGAACAAAACTAACTTCCAAAGACATAATAATTTTTGTGTGACACCATTTATAGGCATAGAAATAAAGTCTAATGGTAAAATTACACCTTGTTGTATAATTGACCAACATAAAATGAATTGGCCTAATATAAAAGATACTACTGTGGAAGAAGCATTTCACAGTGAGCCATTTGAAAAACTTAGACAAGACTTCAAAGATAATCTTTATCCTGAAGTATGCAACTCGTGTTGGAATAATGAAAATAAAGGAATAACAAGTAAAAGGCAAAAGTGTGTAGATGGTGTCGACAAAAATTTTACCACGGACATATATGCAAAAAACAAAATTAAAAGTTTAGATTTAAAATTAGGAATACAATGTAATTTAAAATGTAGGATTTGTAATAAAAACCAAAGTAGCAAATGGTATACTGAAGATAGAAAGTATTTAGACGTTCCTTCTATTCATGAATTAGACTACACAATAGATATGGATAATAATTTCTGGATAGATAAAATATGTGATTTAAATGACTTATCCTGTATTACGATGACAGGAGGAGAACCTCTATTAGATCGTACTCATATTGAAATGCTAGAACGTTTACTTGTACTAGGAAAGAAAGATACTACGATACATTACAATACAAATGGAACTATTTTTCCTACAAAGCATCTAGAAACACTTAGTAAATTTGATAATGTATCCTTTTCATTTAGTATAGATAATTTAGGCAAACGTTTTGAATACGAAAGATATGGAATGTCTTGGGGCCTTGTGGATTCAAATTTACAAAAATTTGCAACACTAGATAGAAATAAATTTTTCTTAGATTTTCACACTACAGTTAGTGCCTTTAACATACTAGATTTAGACAATATTCTAAATTATGCAAATAATTTAAATTTTACACACGAACTTTCTTTTCTATATGAGCCTCGTTATTTTAGTATAGACAACATACCAATTGATAAAAGACAACAAATTATAGATTACACAGATAAAAGTAAACATCCAAGAGTGAGAGAGATTTCTAAAAAACTAAAAGAAAGTACTTTTTATAATTTACATACAGAATTTTGGCAAAATATAGATGCAATAGACCTACGTAGGAATCAAAATTTTACAAAAACATATCCGCATATTGCTAAAATAATGAATAAATAAATATACGTTCACCCGTTAGGGCGGAAGTAGGCAATCGCTGAAGGAACGCACTTAACCTTTAACAAGGGAGAGTGATTATGAGATACAGACCATTTCAATGGAAAAAGTTTGTTGAGGCACGTAGACGTGCAACAGTACATAAAATACTGAACTATCGACTACTGCTAGCCTCCTAGGCTTGCTTGAGAGGATCCCAGCGACGTATATCGTCCTCGGATAATAACTCGCTGGGCCCTTTCCATATTTCAATTATATGTGCAGGTTCATTACTATCATTAATACCACGGTGCCAAGTGCCCACAGGTATGTCTATAGGGTTTTGTATTTGTAGTTTATGCACTGCAGGGTCTATTGGCATAGTCCTGTGACTTGTCAATATTTTTGCTGAGCCTGATACTAAATTCCAAGTTTCACTTCTATTTTCATGCTTTTGCATTGATAGTTTACTATTTGGATTAATAACTAATTCTTTTACACGAAACCCATTACCATTATATAAGTTTCGATAGTGGCCCCATGTTCTATTAACTGCAGGAGCAGTCCAATCTTTTAAAATCCAACTACTGCTATTAGCCTTATTCTCTCCACCAACACCATAAGCAAACTCAATACGTTTATCAGTTTTCCATGCATCATGTTCTGGACAGTTTCCTTGTACACGATCTCCGCCATTAGCAAATATAATTTTACGAAAGTTATATTGTGTAACCATTTTGAATATTGCACCATTGGCAGTATCGTCGTTATCGTCAAAACTAATACATCTATCTACACAACTTAACTCTTGTACAATTTGTCTACGTTCTGCAAATGGCATAAATGGTCTACCTTTTTTACGTCTTAACCAGTCATCGCTATTACACCCAACGTATAGTTTACCTCCATACTTTGCTAACTCTTTTGCTGCCTTAAAATAAGCAATATGTCCACTATGCAATGGATCAAACCCGCCTGTTACTAGTACACATGTCGTCATATGGTATGCCACCTATAATCATAAATGTCACCATTTACCCATTTTGTTATTATTCCTTGGTCTGATAAAATACCATTATGCATAATTATAGATTTTAAATTATCGTTTACAATATTCATATCTGCTATTTCATACCAAGATGTATTATATGGTAATGGTTCTCTTTCTTTGTATGTTAAAATTTGAATTAAGTCTGTATATTTTTCTTTTTGTAAATAGAAATCATTTACGTCAAATCCATTTAATGCAAGGAGATATAGTATCTGTGATACAGTAAATGTATGATAGTTTTGTGCAGGAGTATAATTTTGGAAACGATTTTGATATATAGTAACAGTACTAGGAACACAAAGATATAACATACTTCCTGGTGCCATAGTACGATTAACACGACCTAAAAATTCAACAGGACTGTATATACTTTGCATAACATTATGACACCAGACTACATCAAAAGGTACACTCCATACTGTATTATCTGTATTAAAATTGTGATTCTTATACTTTATATTTTTGCGACTTGGCACATTGTTTTCCGCATGTAAATCAAAGCCTACACAATTAAAGTTTAGATACCTATCTTTTTTGCCATCTTCGTTCCATACCTGCATGTTTGCCCAAAATTCTAAGTCTTTTCCTTTGCCACAACCAAAGTCAGCCATATGCTTAATAGTAACCTTAAAGTCGTCAAATTGATCTAGTAAATTTAATGCTAAAAGACTATGCTCATGACTATCATTGTCATCCCATTTGTAAACTTCTTTAATCAATTCTTATATCTTCCATACCTGCAGTACGTAATCTAACTACATGACCCATTTGCCATTGTTTAGTATCCAAGCCTTTCATTATACCTAACCATTTGTTACGTAGCAATGCAACTTCATTAATTATAGTTTCAAAGTCTATAACTTCGTCTTCGCCATCAACATACTTCTCTGCATCTCTACTAGTCAATGCACGAGCATATCCTTCTAAATATTTTTGAAAGTGCTTACGTCTTATTTTACGTAATTTTATATTCAAAAAGTTAAGTACAGCTTCTATTTCTTGTAATTGGTTAAACCTATGTTCAGTGATACCAGGCAATGCAGTTATGTTTTTCTCCACAATACCTTTGACACTACATTCACGTTTTGCTTCTTCCAATTCACTTTCATAAAAATTTATGCAACCTGGAATATCTGCTAAGTTATTTACAACTCTATTGTACCACTGGCTCAATACAAATCCTCTTCCTCGTAATCGTCATATTCATCTTCATCAACTTCGCCAACTATTTCGTCTACACTATTTTTCATGTATTCATCAATGCCACCAAGTTTAATTAAATCTTCTTCATCTAATACTTCTTGTAAATCATCTACAAGTTGATCAGTAGCATGTTGAATTTCTTTTGCAGGAATATATTGTTTTAATATTTGGTATACAAGTTTAACTGGTGCTTCCATTTTCTTCCTCTGCTTCTGAGTTTTTTTCTTTTATAACTTCTTGGACATCTTCTTGTCCATGAACTACTTCATCTATACTTAGTCCATCTTGGTCAGATATGTCCTGCATAATTGATTCTAGTTTGTCACCTGTCCAACCTTTACGAAACTCGAGCATTTCTACACCTGCAGTGGTTGTATATTTTAAACGATTTCCTTGTTTTGTAAGTAATCCTTTTGCTTCGAATAGTTCAAGTAATCCGCTATATTTATTCATACCTGTTTCATAAGGAATTTTGACTTGCACACCTTCAAACGGTTTTGCATAACGAGTTTTCATTACTTTACATGCTGCTCTAATACCGCTCACAGTTGTTGTCTTGTTTCCATCTTCATCTTCTTTAAGTTTTAATTTTCTCATAGCAATAACAATACTACTTGCATATATAAAACCTTGTCCACCTGATATCTTATCATCTGGATCAAACATATCTTGCGAAGCATACGTATGGTTAGTACATACCATACCTACATTATAACTACCAATCATGTTTACTGTATTTCGTACAAGTGAAGTAAGTGCCTTAGGCTTTCTACCCATATCACCTTTCATGTTACCTGCTTCAAATTGGTCAACATCTGTTGGTGTAAGTAACATACCTAAACTATCAATTACAAATAATACTTTAGGACGTTCTTCCTCTGGCATTGCTTTATAATCTTTCATAAATGTGCTTATAGTTTTTGCTACATCATCAATCATACTCATACTAAGTTTTAGTAACTTAGTCTCATCTGTATCTACACCAAGTGCTTGTAACCATGCTTCATCTAGTGCATTTTCACTATCAATTAGGACAACAAAGATACCTTGCTCTTGTGCATTTTTTACAATGTTACCTGATGCAAAATAACTTTTGCCAGCACCTGATTCACCTGCGAATACAGTGACTTTGCCCATTGGAACACCACGATGAAAATCACCACTTACTAAGTAGTTTAATGCATAACTGCCAGTACTAATCCAATCTGTAGGATCATGGAATCCTATACTTAATCCATCTATGCTTTTTGTTATATCTTTCCTAAATTTACTTACGTCAAACGGCTTACCCATTTTTATTCTCCATTGTATTCATAGAAGTTAAAGGCGACATTTCTGCCGCCTTTTATAATTAAGATTGTCTATTACGGATCATTGCTAGAATGTCTTCTGCTCTTTTACTTTCACCGCCTTCAGCTGTTGCTGGTACAGCCGGAGCCGCTACAGTTTCAGTTTGTGGTGCAGGAGTAGGAGTTGCACCCATTTCTGCTGGTGTTGCTACTGGAGCCGGAGCAGTTTCCATAACTGGAGCCGCCGGAGCAGGTGTTGGAATAGTAGGTGCCTTTACAGTTGACGTACTTGAGGTTGAGGAACCTGCCGGCGCATCTACACCATATGGACGATAATATTGGCCCCAACGTTCTACGTCGTAAGCCTCACCATTTACACTTGCTTCGAACATCTCTTTGATGCACTGCAATTCTACTTCTGTAGGTTTTTTAGGAAGGTAGTCTGATAATGTATTAAGACCATGTGTCTCAATGGCGCTCATTTGTGCCTCTGTTAGTGCTGTCTCTTTACGAGCCCACTTACTTGTACTGTAATCTGCATACTGTCCTTTTGTAGTTTTAGTAATACGGAAATCTAAACCAGCAGTATAGTCTGTTGGCATTTCTTGGATATCCGGATCCATAAGTGCATCTTTAATTAAGTTAAAGATACTAGGGGAGATTACAAACCTTCGAATTGGATTCTCAGGTGCGTCTTCTTGAAGTGTATTCTCGGTAACAAAACCTTGGAATATATAACTACGTTTCTTCCAATATTTTCTACCCATGTCTTCAAGACTCGAATCTTTGAACCAACCACGTACTTCTGTCAATACAGGACAAGTTTCGTTCCACATCTCAACACACGGTACCTGTACTACAACAGGTTTACTATTCATGTCGTTTTTAACACCAGTAAATGGTAAACGAATCATAAGCCTTTCAGCCCAGAAAAATGTATTGTTAGGATCGTTATCAGGTAGGAAACGAACTGCTGTAGTTGTTCCTTCTGGTATATTCCAATGTGGGAAGATTGCGTTGTCGCCGCCGCCGGTTCTCTCGCTACGAGATTCTTGTGATTTTAGTTTTGCTCTAATTTCTGCCAAAGATGTTGCCATTATTTTCTCCTTAAATGTGCCTATTGTTTAGCCTTGTATGTGCCTATTCACATACTATATCACATAGTATATGCTACTTTATTTATCAAGTCAATAAAAAAAGGCATAAAAACTGATGCCTTTTTAAATTATTTTTTTATTAGTTTTTTAGAACGTAGCCGCAATCTTAAATTGGATTACAGAACCATCATCATCAGTTGATGCTTCTCCGCCGTTCTTATATTCATAGTCTGTATAGTTCACGTAGCCAGTCAACCCTGGAGCAATAGCATATTTAATTTCAGCCATGTGTTGCTTTAGGTTTTCTTTTTCTGTACCAGAAACATCTAAACTATCTTCTGATTCCATTGTTGATACTGCTATAGTCATATCACTGTTTAGTTTATAACTTGCGCCTGCACCTACAGTATCAATGTCCTCATCAGCACCTTCTACTTTACTCATTGCACCAATCAGTGTCATATTACCCAATGCAACTTTTGCACCAATACTGTGTGATTCATTATCAATCGCACCAGATACACCTTGTTCAGCCATAGTTGCACCAATAGTAATATTGTCGCCGATTGCTAACTTACCGCCGATAGCAGTAGCATCAGTATCGCCTGCAACACCACCGTCCATGTAACTTGCGCCTACAGTAAGTGGGCCTATTGCTGGTGCAATGTATGATACTTTATCTGAATCTGAACCATACGCTTTTTCACCTGCACTTGATTGGATAGATGCATTTGTATATGTACCTGTGACTTCTTCGTCCATTATATCATGTTCACCAATACCAAAACTGCCTGTGACATCATCGTTACCGCCTAATGTAATTTTACCAAAGTCGCCTTTGATATACATTGATGATTCGTCAATAGTTGCACTAGAATCTGCAACAGTTGCCATTTCCACAACCATGCCATAATCTAATCCTGTTTCTGTTTTGTTTGAGAATGAGAACTTAATCTCGTTATCGGAATTGCCCATTGAATCACCTTTTTGTGATGCAATTTGTGAGTCAACGTCCTTGTAGTAAAACTCTGATGTACCAGAGATTGATACTTCTGCTAATGCAGACGTACTAAGCAGTGTAGCTATCACTGCTAAAGGGGCTAGTTTTTTCATCTTATTTCTTTCGTTAAGTTTATTGTGAATGTGATTATAGTAACCACGTTCTATTTAGCCGCTAGGCACT